GTCGATCAACAGCCTTTGCGGCACCCAGCTCGCCACCGACGGCCGCGTCGGCCCGGGCACGATCGCGGCCTTCACGTCGTGCCAGGCCCGGCTCGGCGCGACCAGGCTCTGCGTCGCCATGCTGGATGCCCTCGATGCCCGCCAGCGCGACGAATATGGACGCCTTGTGCGGGTCAATCCGCGGCTAGGCGTCTTCTATCGGGGCTGGGTCGCGCACCGCGTCGGCAATGTCGATCGCCGCAAATGTTCGGCGCCGGCCCGGTGAGGCGCTTCCTGAGATATGCCGGCGCGCGAATCCGCGAGCGGTCGACGATCGCCGCGGTAAGCGGTGCCTTGCCGACGGCCCTGCAGCTCGCGTCGCCCTGGTGCTGGTTCGTGATCCTGGTGGCGATTGCCGTCGCCCTCATGCCGACGTCGACGTCGCCCGATCCCAACGGAGAAACTCAATGAACTTTCTCGCATCACTTGCCGTCGGCGCCGCCCGCCTCGGCCTGGGCGCCTTCTCCTTCGCCGGCAAGCACTGGCGCGCGATCGCGATCGCCGTTCCGGTTCTGGTGCTGGCGATCATGCTCCACGTCCGCACCGGACAGCGGAACGAGGCACGCCTCGAGCGCGACCAGGCCAGGGCTGCAACGCGCCTGGTCGAAGCCGAATTGACCGCCTTCGCGGGCAATGTCCGCGCGACGGCCGCGGCCGTGCAGAGAACCTATGCCCAGAACGCGCTCCGCGTGGAACGTGAACAGGCCCAAGTAACCGAAGAGGTGAGCCATGATTATCAGACGCGCATTTCCGATCTTCATCGCCGTGTCGCTGCTCTGCAGCTGCGCACCGGCGCCAGCGCCCAGGCCGCAGCTTATCCCGGTGGCGCCGCCGGCGATCGATATTCCGCGCTTCCCGACGCCGCCGGCGGATCTGATGCGACGGCCGCGCAAGCTGGACTTCCTGCCACCGGCCTCCCGCTCGCCGACGCCGTCGTCGCAACCGAGCAGGCAATCCAGCTCGACGAATTGATCAGCTGGGTCCAGCGGCAACAGGCGATCGTGCGGACGCCGGCGACGTCGGCCGAGCCGCCGGCGGCCGCGGCCGCGCCGCACTGATCCATGTTGAAGCCGGCCAGCCTCAGGGCCGCCCTCGTTGCGGCGATCGTCGGCGCCGACGGCGCCAGGATCTTCGATCGAGATCCCGGAAACCTGCTAATCTGGAGCGACAAGGGCCGCATAGCCGGAAGGCTCGGCCAGGCGCGTGGCCTAGAATATCGCTATCGCCTCAACATCCTGGTCAAGGATTACGCCGGCGACGAAGACGCCTTGGCTATCGTACTCACCGAATGGGTCCGGAGAAACCAGCCCGATCTCCTCCTCAACCATGACGCCGGCAACCAGGCCATTCCCTTCGAAGTCGAGGTGGTCGACAGTAACCTGGTCGACCTGCTCTTCACGATGGAGCTCACCGAGACGGTCCGCTTGGTGCCACGCGATGGTGGCGGCTTCGATGCTGTGCACGAGCAAGAGCCCCCCATCGATGATCTGGTAATGGGCGAGATCCTGGAAGACGCGCCGGCGCGGCCGCCGCTCAGCCAGGTCTACGCGGGCGGCGAGCTGATCATCGACGCCGGCGGCTGATGGCGGTCGAGAACCTGGACGGCCTGGAGAGCTTCCTCCAGCAATGCGTCGATCGCCTCAGCCCCGCGGAACGCGTCAAGCTCGGCAGACGCATCGGAAACGAGCTGCAGAAGACGAACGCCACCAGGATCCGGGAGAATGTTGACCCGGAAGGCAACGAATTCGCCCCCCGCAAGTCGCCGCGGCGATTGCGCGGCCGCGGCCGCCGGGGGATCAGAAGCAGGCGCAAATCAGGCCCGATGTTCCTTCGGGCCAAGGCCAAGAAATATCTCCGCGTCACCGCCACCGCCGGCGAAACCCGCGTGGGCTATGTCGGCGCCATGGCCCGGATCATGTCCGTCCACCAGGAAGGCCTGTATGACCACGTGACCAGGAATCCGAATTCGCCGATCGTCAAATATGACGCCCGTCGGGTCCTGGGCTTCGCTGCCGAGGACCGGCTGAAGGTGCTCGAAATAGTGGCCGCGCAGCTGGGCGGCTGACAATCTGCACTCCATCAATGCAATTTCCCCTGTTGTAACCGCCCCCGATACAACAGCCTTGGCTGGCGGCGATCGCCGGCGCGCGGCGACATGCAGTCGTGGCCGGATCCGTCAACTCTACTGCCGTCGACCTGTCGCGGTTGCCCGCGCCGGCTGTCGTCGAGGCGCTGTCTTTCGAGGCGATTTACGCCGACGGGCTCGCGCTCCTGCAGGCGATCCTCCCGGACTTCGATGCGACCGTGGAATCGGAGCCGGCGGTCAAGGTGCTCGAGGCCTTCGCCTATCGCGAAATGGGTATCCGACAGGAATTCAATGACCGGGCGCTCGGCGTCATGCTGGCCTTCGCGCGTGGGAGCGATTTGGACCACCTGGCCGCTTATCAGGGCGTCACTCGCCTGGTTATCACCGAGGCGGATCCCGACCATGGCATCCAGGAGGAGCTCGAAGCCGATGACGCGTTGCGCAGCCGCGTCGTGCTCGCCCCTGACAGCTTCAGCGTCGCCGGCCCCGAGCTCGCCTATGTCTTCCACGCGCGCTCGGCCGACGCGGAAGTCCTGGACGCCAGCGCGACCAGCCCGGCGCCTGGCCAGGTGCTCGTTTCGGTCCTTTCGAGGACTGGCAACGGCGAGGCCTCCCCCGAGCTGGTTGCGGCGGTGGAAGCGCGCGTCAACGCGCGCGAGGTCCGGCCCCTCACCGACCTGGTGAGCGTCGCCTCGGCCGAGATCGTGGAATTTGGGATCGAGGCGCAGCTCTTCATCTATCAGGGCCCGGATTCGTCCGTCGTCATGGCCGCGGCTGAAGCCAGCCTGCAGGCTTATCTCGCCGCCGGCCAGCGTCTCGGCCGCGATATCACGATCTCGGGCCTATATGCCGCCCTGCACGTCGAAGGCGTCCAGCGCGTCGACCTGATCTCCCCCGCCGGGAACATCGTCCTGGGCGCCACTCAGGCGCCCTGGTGCACCGATATAGATCTCACTTCGGGCGGCGTGGGTGACTAGGGTGGCGACGCTTCTTCCCCCGAACGCCAGCAAGCTCGAGCTCGGCCTCGAGGCGGCAGGCGCGCGCGTCTCCGAGGTTCCGATTCCTCTGCCGCAGCTTTGGCATGCGGAGACATGCCCGGTCGAGCTGCTCCCTTGGCTGGCATGGGGCCTTTCGATCGACACCTGGGATCCGGCCTGGTCCGAAGCGCGCAAGCGGATCGAGACGGCGCGCGCGATCGAGATCCAGCGCCGCAAGGGAACGCCGGCGGCCGTCCAGGCCGTGCTCGAGCGCTTCGACGAGCTGCTCGAGCTGGTCGAATGGTTCGAAGCGGAGCCCCAGCTCGAGCCACATCGCTTCCGCGTCTCGATGCCGCTGCTCACGGGCGGCGGCGATCGGGCGACCGCGGCCTTCGCCGAGCGCCTGGTGCGCGAGATTTACCGCGTGAAGCCGCTCCGCTCTCACCTTGAGTTTATTCAGTCGATCGCCGCGGCCGCCCGTCTGAATGTCATCGGCGTCGGCCGTACCGCGGGCTTCGTCCGCCTGAACCTCGCAGCCGTCGTCGAAGAGGGCAGCTTCCTCACCACCGAGGACGGCGAGCCCCTGCAGGACGAATCCGGCGAGCTCCTGGAGCTGTAAATGACCGCGCTCGAGATCTTCATCACCGAAGGCGGAATGGCCGCCCTGCTCGACGCCGAGGAGGGCGTCACCAATTCGGTCCGGATCACCGAGATCGGCTTCACGGCCGAGAACTTCGCCGCGGCCACGACGCTCGAGGAGCTCCCGGGCGAATTCTCCAGGTTGAACGCGATCGCCGGCATGGCGGCGAGCGACCGCGTCCTTCACATGGTGGCCCGCGACGACACCGCCGACACCTATACGGTCCGGGGCTTTGCGCTCTATCTCGAGGGTGGCCAGCTCTTCGCCGTCTATGGCCAGGCTACGCCGATCTTCGAGAAGGCGACGGTCTCCACCTTCCTGATCGCCGCCGATATCACCTTCGCCCAGGACGTCGCGGAGCTGATCGAATTCGGCGACACGAATTTCCTTTATCCGCCGGCGACTGAGACCACCAAGGGCGTCGCCTTCATCGCCACCGATGAAGAGGTCGAAGCCGGCGAGAGCGCCGACAAGATCGTCACGCCGGCGACGCTTGCCGGGGTTTATCTGAAGGTCGCCCAATTGGGCGTCACTGTCGCGCCGGTCGTCGACGGCAAGATTCCGCCGGCCTTCCTCCCGCCGGTGAGCTCGATCGACACGTTCACGGTGGCCAGCGAGGCCGAAATGCTCGCGCTGGCGGCCACTGTCGGCGACTTCGCCAGGCGCACCGACGAAGAGGTCACCTACCAGCTGGCCGCCCTGCCCGCATCGACGCTGGCCAACTGGCTTGAATTCCTCTCCCCGGGCGCCCCGGTCAGGTCGGTCAACGGGCAGATCGGCGACGTCGTGCTGACCGCGGCCGACGTCGGCGCGCCCCCGACAACCCGCACGATCGGCACGAGCGGCCTCGCCGCCGGCGGCGGCAGCCTCGGCGCCAACCGCACGATCGACGTCCCGAAG